CTTTTGAAACACTACAAGTAAAGATCCCATACGAAACAGGTATGAATCCTTACAGTGGTTTAGTCGACTTGTGCGAGAAAGCTGGATTGTTAAAACAAGAAGGTAATAGACTCAAGTGGGTTGATCCAGATACAGGTGAGGAATTCAAATTCTACCGAAAAGAATGGAAAGATGATAAATTAGATATGATAATGGCAAAATTCCATATCAAACCTACAACAACTACCATTCCTGAGGAGACAGAAGAAAATGTTGAATGAGACACAAATCGGTGACATCTGGTTGCTATTCGCAGATTATATTGACAAAAAAGTAATTGACAGTGTAGCTGAGCGTTATGTAGATTTACTAGCCGATTTCGGTACTAGTGATCGTGTAATGCAAAATGCAACAGGCGTCGACGGTGTCCTAGATTCTGCAATCGAATATTATCTCGATGAAGAGTCTGATGAAGAAGAAGAAACAAACTATAACGAAGAAGACGAGGATTATTAATGGGTTGGTATTCCGATATAGCTAAAGATATCAGCAATATTCCTGCGGCAGTGGCATTCTACGAAGCAGAACTAGTTGAAGCACGAACCGAAGTTAAACTTGGTGGTAACGTAGAAAGAGCCAGTGCATCATTACCAGGAATAGTTGAACATCGATTCAGCCAATTGCAAGAAATTGAAGCCATATTGGAATATCTTAACATTGAATTGCGTCGTTTAAAAAGTAGTTTCTTTAGAAAGTATTTGGAAAACTATCAACGTGCTCTTAGTAGCAGAGATTGTGAACGTTACGTGGAAGGCGAGGCCGATGTTGTTGATATGGAAAAAATTATCAACGAATTTGCCTTGCTAAGAAACAAATGGTTGGGTATCACTAAAGGTCTTGACCAAAAACAATGGCAAATTACTAACATTGTTAAATTGCGTGTTGCAGGTATGGAAGACGCTAGTTTATAATCAATCTGCTCGAAACAGAGACCATAGGCCTTAAATAATATTGAGGCCTATTTTTTTAAAAGGTTGACCTTTTCCTCAAGTTAGCGTATACTTACTAATATGACGACTATTGATAACTTACTATTAAAAATTGTAAACTTTACTTCACCTGCAATCGAAGAAAGATTGCACAATCGAGACTCTAAAGTGTTACGTAGCCTTGCTACATCCATTACTAGTTGTTTTTTCATCACAGAAAACCAAAGTAGATTGTTAATGAAAATTCTCAAGGAAAATTCGGAAAAATTGCCAGATTTTTCTCAAGAAATTTCAGAGGCGTTATCTGCTCCAATGTGGAGTCACGCATTTAGACAAATAGAACAAGTCAAAAAAATATACATCAGTAACAATGATGACGGCGATTTAATGTTGACTATAGATTTTAGTTTTAATTCGCAAATTCGTAAAATTATGAGTGATATTGCGAAAAAATGCGAAAATTTAGTGGTGACAAATGCCGGGAAAAAGTACTATGCAGACCTCACAGAACACAATATTGTAACACTAGTGGAAGCATTAAAACCGCATGAATTTGATATTGAAGAAAAAGTAGAAAATTACTACAATACCATAAAATCGTGGTCAGAACCCGAAATTCGTGGTCAGTTTTTAATCACCAATATGACCAATCAAAACTTTCATAAAGTCATTACTGCTGATTTAGGAATTTCAACCTCCATCGATCAAAACATCATTAATGACAGAAGTATGCGTTATCAGTATTTTACAGAAAATGTGAAAAATCATGGTGAAACGCTGACCGAAGTCATTGCTAACAGATCAAAGACTAGACTGTGGATTGATAAAAAACAGCACTCGGTTGGCAATATTATTTCCAGTTTAATCGATTTAAAAAGATTGCCGATGTTAGTGGTCTTCGATACACTTGTCAATAACAAGTACTTAGAAAACCTGAAAATTTTGTCGGATGCATTGGAAGAAAACGGAATTTTTGATAACATCGGTATTTACTTTCGACTACCCAATGACGACTTAGGTAAACAGTTTAACGGTTTGATTGCAGACAAACACTACAATCATCAGTTGGATGAAAATTTAAAAGTTGCATGTGTTATGAGTGGAAAAATACCGAAATTTTTCCTAAAAAATGCCTGGAGACCTATGAGTGTACTTGCGCTAGATAGCCGTATGGGTATGCGACATGGAAAAACTGCTGTATACTCTAATTGTTGTGATTTAATTGTTGAGTGGGCAGAAGAACCGTCTGCCATGGATATAAAGGCAATACTGCGATGACCGTAAAATTAGTGATTCGAGACGAAGTTAACATAAAATTTGAGAATTTATCTCTCGAAGCTCGCAAACGTTTGGCCAATACATTTAAGTATGAAGATCCAACTGCACGTTATCGGCCTGCTTATAAATTAGGTCGATGGGATGGTAAAGTGTCGATGTTTGGCCTCGGTGGAAATGGCTATCTTAGCCAGCTAGAAAAGTGTCTTAGCATACTTTCAGACATGGATATTGATATCGATGAATTAGAAGATTTGCGAACAACTCCTAAAATCGAATTTACACCTGTGACTGAAACATACTGGGCAGATCAAGGAAAAGTGTGGCCAAAAGGTCATCAACAAGAAGGTAAACCTATCATGTTGCGTGACTATCAAGTTGACGCAATTAACACATTTTTATCAAATACACAATCGTTACAAGAAATTGCAACAGGTGCAGGAAAAACAATTACGACAGCAACATTAAGTCAACTTGCAGAAAAATTTGGTCGTACAATTACTATTGTTCCTAATAAAAGTTTAGTAGAACAAACAGAAGAAGATTTCGTTGCAGTTGGGTTAGATGTGGGTGTTTACTACGGGGATCGCAAGGATCTTAATAAAACACATACTATTTGCACATGGCAAAGTTTAAACATATTAGATAAGAAAAGTAAGAATTGGGATGCCGATGTGGCAATAACATTAGCAGAATTCTTAGACGGAGTTAAGACTGTTATTGTCGATGAAGTACATATGGCAAAGGCAGAAGTTTTAAAGAATTTACTCACACAAAATTTGTGTAACGCACCTATACGTTGGGGATTAACTGGTACTGTTCCTAAAGACGAATTTGAAGCAGAACCTATTTTTGCTAGTATAGGTCCAGTAGTTGGCGGCATTAAAGCACACGAATTACAAGAGATGGGAGTACTTAGCAATTTACACGTAAATGTACTACAACTCATAGATTTACCAGAATTTAAAACATATCAAGAAGAATTGAAATATCTTGTTACTAACAAAGACAGGATGACATATTTTAGTAGACTTGTTAAAGGCATAGCAGATTCAGGCAACACATTGATTCTAGTTAATAGAATCGATACAGGCAAATTATTAACAGAAATGATAGAAGGCGCAGTGTTTATTTCAGGTGAAGTTAAAGGAAAAGACCGTAAAGAGGAATACAAAGAACATGCAACAATGGATAATAAAGTTACGGTCGCGACCTTTGGTGTCGCGGCTGTTGGAATTAATATACCTAGGATCTTTAACCTGGTTCTTCTTGAGCCTGGCAAGTCGTTTGTCAGGGTTATTCAGTCGATAGGACGAGGAATTCGTAAAGCAGAAGACAAGGACTTTGTACAAATCTGGGACGTAACTTCCACTTGTAAATTCGCCAAGCGTCACCTCACAACGAGGAAAAAATATTACAAGGATGCCAAGTATCCATTTACTTTAGAAAAAGTGGATTGGCAAAAATAAGGAATTATGCAGATATTAACATTAGACAACCAAACATTTTCATTAAACAATTTACCAGAAGAGGTTGATGAAAATACTAGATTCGCTGTATTAGATAACAGCAATCCGGCAGATCCAGATTTTTTGTTTATGCCGCTGATATTCTTAGAAAGTTTTAACGCACCAGCTATGGTATTGCGCATCGGAGATGATGAAATAGCTATGCCACTTGATTGGTGTATAGCTGTAGGAGATAGCACTAGTGCTTGTGACATTGAAATTTTACCTTTAACTAGTTTAAATGATAGAGGATTTGAAGCATTGTGTTTTAATCCATTAAGTTCGTTTAGGGTAGAGTTTAAAAAGATAGAAATTGTAAATTTTTATAATGATGTTAAATGGTATTTTCCTAAAATGAAAAACGGCCAATTATTATCAACTCCTACACGTTTTGGTCACAAGCCCGACTGCGTATATTTTGTTAAAGAAATATCAAAACAAAATGAAATTATTCAATTGGATAAAATACTATGAGTTTAAAGATAGCATATTTTCAACCTACTGTTATTTGTATTGACAATATTCCTCCCGTGGAGTTTAGTAAAATATATACGTTAGTAGAAGCATTGCATAGCAGACCAGAACTAAACGATTCCGGCAATCCATTGATTAGCATTCGTGGCGGACAACAAATACAAATTTTTCCTAATGACAAATTAGATATAGATGTTTCTTGGTTATTAAGTTATATTAAAAGTATTTGTCAAGGCTATTTAGAAATTATTACACAACAAGCTGGTGTAAACGATCTAAAACTATGTGACATTATGATTAATAGTGTATGGACTATTCGACAAACAGAAGGCGAATATCAAGAAATGCACACACATCCTGCCGGCAATTTATCTGGAAATATGTACATTAGTGCCCCAGAATTAGTTGAAAACAGCCAACCAAGCGACAGTCAGATATTATTTAGATTACCTGCAACTAGAGATATTAACAGGTTTGTTATGACTGATACTTGGAAATATAGTCCAACACCAGGAACTGTTTTAGTATTCCCAAGTCATATTCCGCACACAGTATATCCTTGGCGCGGCCAGGGCACACGTACTGTATTGGCTTTTGATGCAAGGTTAATTCCAAAGGAGGATCTATTCAATGGGGACGCTTAAACCAGGTGTTACATACGTTTATGAAAGAGACAATGGAGTTGTATATTCTCGAGAATTTGGCGCGGCGCCTGATACACGACAAATAGTTGGTTGGGAATACGATCCTGTAAACGGACATAAAATCGATCCAGAAGAAATGAAAAGATTCGATGTACGCAGAGCTACTGGCGATAAAGAATTGGCTGATCATAACGAATGGATTAAAATTCGTTTGGCAGGAAAAACCAATCCCGCTTTACAACAAGCTATAGATCGTGTTAAAATACTATATAGACTAAGCGTAGAAAAATATGAGTGATAAAATCGAATTAAAAGAAAAGATAGCATTTGTAGACATGAACGTTCGTGCGGCTTGGGACGAAATGACCCCCGAACAACAAAAGAGTCTCAAAAGTGAATTCTTTATTTTAAACAGATATATCAGTAGTGCTCAAGATCAAAAGCGAGATATACAAGAACATTTTGTATTAACAGTTAACGAATATTTTAATAAAAACTGGAACGATTTACAAAAACATCCTAAACTATTATGGTTGTTATTGTGTATGTGCAGTTGGAATGGTGAAAAAACATTCTATCATAATTGGATTGGTGCTAAAAAGAAAACAGGCACTGGTGGCAAGAAAGTTAAATTCCTTGAAGAAATTTATCCTACACGTAAGAGAGACGAAATTGAATTGTTGGCGGCAATAACTACTGACAAAGAAATAAAAGATCTTGCTAGAAAGTACGGATTAGATGAAGCTACTATTGCTAAAAAATTAAAATGATGGCGTTAGTTAATCAACCTTATGTATGCGGTCATTGTAACAAAGGCTTCATGCAGGAAAAAACTTTAGCAGTACATGTTTGCGAGCAAAAACGCAGATACTTGTCGCGAACAGAAAAACATGTTATACTAGCATTTGATACATTTCAAAAATTTTATAAATTAAATCAACCTAATTCTAAACAGGATAAAACTTATGAAGATTTTAGTAAAAGCCCTTACTATAATGCTTTTGTTAAGTTTGGCAGTTTTGTCAGCAATGTTAATCCTCTCTACCCGGACAGGTTCATTGACTGGGTTGTACGAAGCGGCGTCAAGTTGGATCACTGGTGCAGAGAAGACCTCTATGACGAATACGTCTTCGACCTTATTAGAAACGAAACAGTCGAAACTGCCCTCCAAAGAACAATCCAAACGATGATGGCTTGGGCAGATGATCATAACGCATCGTGGAATCATTATTTTTTATATGTTAGTTTGAGTCGTGCATGTTATGATATTAAGGATGGTAAAATTAGTCCATGGGTAGTATTAAATAGTAGCAGTGGTAAATTGATGCTACAAAAGTTTAGTGACGAACAATTAGGGCACATACAAAAAATTATCGATCCTCAATTTTGGGTTAGCAAGTTTAAAAAATTACCAGCTGATGCGGCACTAGTTAAAGATGTTGTTAAGGAATCTAATATATGAACTCACCCACAACTTGGTTATTACAGGACGGAACTATAGTTGAAGATATCCCTCAACAAAACCGTTGTCCTGATATATGGAAATTAGTAAACCCTGAAACTGAAGAAGCATATAATCCTACAAAAGAAGAACCTAAAAAATGGGTACACACGGACTTTTAAATGCCAGATATTGACATCGACTTTGCTGACAGAACTCGAGCTTTAGAAGTTTTAAAGCATATAGATGCACGACTTGATACTGATAAAAAACATAATACAGGTGTGTACGTACAAAGCATACCATATAATCCAGTAACAGGAATAAGTACAATAGAGTATAAAGAAGCTGAGGAAAGGGGTTATTTTAAAATAGACTTCTTAAATGTCAGCGTATACGAAGGTGTGAAAAACAAAGCACACTTGACACAACTATTGGAGACTGAACCGTTATGGGATTTGTTAATAGACGACAACTTCGTCAACTTGCTCTTTCACGTCAACGGGCATGGTTCTATCTTGAGACAAATGAAGCCTACCTCGATAGAACAGTTGGCCGCAGTTTTGGCTATGATTCGCCCAGCCAAACGTTATCTGATTGGGAAAGACTGGCCGACAGTGATGACGGAAATTTGGACGAAACCGGAAGGGGATGAATACTTCTTTAAGAAGGCACATGCTATTGCTTACGCACATGTGATTGTTGTACAGATGAATTTAATTTGTGAAAGTATTAGCTACGAATTCAGTTAACGAGTTTTACGTACTAATTGAACACTTTTACGTTTTACTCGTTTTAAAGTAAGGTTCATTAAATTTACAACCGGCCCTAAAATAACCCTAGTATCTTTGCTGTTAAATGTTTTAATAGCATACGCAAATGGGTGTATTTGATCCTTACAAAATACATTTATTGGGAATTGACGATTTGATTCCCACCACCATGCTTCTCCTATTTCTAAAAAGCTAGTTTTCTCTTCAGGAGTTCGAAGTGCATTTAAGTCGTAAAAACTAGTGACAAATTGATCCTGGTTTATTATAATACCGATATATTCGTTTTCACCGTAGTTTAATACGCTGATAAAAGGTAAATTGTGTTCTATATTGTCTCTTAGTTTTGCCATAAATACTATTATTAAAGGTTCCTGGGTAATGCAAAAAGTTCAAAGTTATTTATATCCTAACAGAGTTATACTATTGGCTGATGTGGCAGGATTCACTGTGGAGAACAAAGTCGTGTATGCAAGAAATGTAAAAATATATCGAGGTGTTGATAATGTCATAGAATTTGACATACAAAACGCTGACCAAAAACGTATAGACTTAACCACTCTATCTAACATAGAAGTTAATGTAATGGACTCCGGCGGCAAAGCATTATCTAATAGCCCATACGCTATTTCATTAGTTACTTCTGCATCAGCAACAAACGCTAATGTTACTGCATTAGTTCCAGCATCGAAAGTTACTTCCACAACAATCACTATGCCTACGTCTGACATAACAGGTACATTTGGAGTAGGTTATATTTTAAATGGCACTGGCATTTCCGGGCCCGTAGTAGTTAGCGGTGTTAGTGCAGATGTTGATAGCGCAACTACAACATTAACTGTAACTTTTCCTAATCAAACAGTAACAGCTCGCACTAACATCAGCATAACTAATGTGGTCAAAGGTCTAGCTACTTGTACAATTCCAGCATCAGATTTACGGGATTTGAACGAGCAATATTTAAATTTTAGCGTTACTGCTATGCAAGGTAGCAACACTATTCCATTGTATTGCGATAGCCAGTTTGGTGCTGTAGGAACTTTAGAGTTAGTTGGCAATGCAACACCAACATATCGTCCTAAAACAGTATACGATAAATTTGTTGGGGAAATTAATTTCTTAGGCAACGTTACTAATCACAGTCCTGCAATACCATGTAAATTCTACGAAGCTGAAGCAACACAGTACATGAATTTTGAAGTTTATCTAAATAATTTTGTCGGTAGCGTGTATGTTGAAGCTACAGAAGATATGAACATTTCTGTAAGTTCATTTTTGAACGCACCTCAACTCCAATCATTTACTTGTACTACTCCAACTACTACAACATTGTCTTTTAGCAATGTTCCAGTATCGAGCACAGGTGGCCAATACAACTACATGCGTGTAAGTTGGCTATATCCAGATGTTTGGCAATATGGTGGACAAGATCCCACTGTTACTTACGGATCGGTTACCAAAGTTATTGCTTGTTCTTAATTATTCTGCTATAATAAGGCATGAGCCTTATAGCGGATACATTACTTACTTACTTACCTGCAAAGCGTAAACACACTCCAAGCGGTTGGATTGGGTTTAATGCTGTCTGCTGTGATGACAAAAGACAGCGAGGCGGGTTCATTGTCAACGGCGGTGATGCAGTTAGCTATCATTGTTTCAATTGTGGATTCAAATGTAGTTGGCAACCCGGCAGACATATAAGTCAAAAAATGAATAAGTTCATGCGTGATTTAAATATCCCGGATGATGTTATTGCCCAATTAAGACTAGAAGCATTAAAACTAGATCAAAATAATACAGCAGAAATTCGTAGTATCATTCCAAAGTTTGATGTTCGTGCTTTGCCTATGGATAGTCAACTTATTACAGACTTATTAAACGACCCTCCAGAAAAACTTATACCTGTATTAGAATACATGGTTAGTAGAAAAATTTATCCTGAAGAGTTTCCGTTTTATTGGACACCTAAAGTTGGATTCAGCAACAGACTTATTATCCCATTTTTATTTAATAACGAAATTGTAGGCTGGACTGCTAGAACTATCGGAGATGCTACTCCTAAATATTTGTCGGAACAACAACCGGGTTATGTGTTTAATTTAGATAATCAAAAGGACAATCGTGAGTTCGTAATTGTTAGTGAAGGCCCGTTTGATGCGCTAAGTATTGATGGCTGTGCAGTGCTCGGAGCAGAGATTAAAGACAGTCAAAATTGGTTATTAAAGCAATTAGGAAAAGAGCTGATCCTAGTTCCAGATAGAGATCATGAAGGGCCTAAGACAATCGAACAAGCAATCGAATTAGGCTGGAGTGTTAGCATGCCCGAATGGCCTGACGGTGTTAAAGACATTAACGATGCTGTAATAAAACTTGGAAGACTTGCCACTCTTTGGTTAATTGTTAGTGCAAAAGAATCTAATGAATTAAAGATTCGATTACGAATGAAAACTTGGTTTAAGGAAATAAAATGAAAAGATTTATTAACTGGTTGCTTGCACCGTATCGCAAGTACAAAGAAGATAAGGCGTATAAACAACGCATCGAAGAATTGCGTAAACGTGATCCATATATCTACAAATGATACTCTGGGGCGTCAATGCATTAAATCACGGACATAGTATTGCTGTCTTTAAAGATGGCAAATTTGTCCATAATTATGTTGGTTCTAGTGATCAACTACAAAGTGCAACCACAGTGCCGGCACTAGGGTTAGGAAGTCCTGATAGAATTTTTTGGTACGAACGTCCATGGATTAAAAAGGCAAGACAAATTTATGCAGGACAATATCGCACAGCATTGAACTTGAATGTGTTACCCAAGCGATACATGAATAATTACAAATATGCACCTATCACATATACTCCTCACCATGCTAGTCATGCTGCCGCTGGTTATTATACTAGTCCGTTTAACCATTGTGCAGTTGTTGTTCTTGATGCAATCGGAGAATTTGAGTGTGCCACAATCTGGGAAGCAAAACACGGTGAAATGACTAAAGTGTGGAGTCGTAGTTATCCACATAGTTTGGGTTTGTTTTATAGTGCATTTACAAAACTATGCGGACTTACTCCAATCAAAGATGAATACTTGTTACAACAAATGGCCCAGCAAGGTGACAAGTGGCGCTATTTTAAAGAAGTTAATAGTTACATAACTGGCACAGTTGATTTGAATTATAATTTCCACAGAGGGGTATTAAATTGGCCTTATCCCATTAATAATTTACAAGATCAGTGTGATATAGCGGCCGCAGTACAAGATGCATTTGAAGTACAAATCGGCTCGGTAATGAGCTTGGCAAAAGAATTAACGAATGCAGACTGTTTGGTTTATATGGGCGGGTGTGCTATGAATAGCCAAGCAAACAAACGCTATGTTGAACCTATGTTTAAGTATCGTTGGAGTTTGCCCAACCCCGGAGATCCAAGCAGTAGTATAGGCGCAGTCGTGTATCATACCAAACAAAGAGTATGGGATCACAAGTGGGATCCTGTCAAACACATTGAGATTAACGTATAACGATAGTATAATAAACATATGGCACAAAATATAAATTACGGATTTGAAGTACAGAAATTGTACTTAGAAATGATGCTTAGTGACGCAGAAACATTCGTGCGTTGCCAAAGTATTTTTGATCATTCATTGTTTGATCGCAAGCTACAGGACTCGGCAGAGTTTATCAACAAGTACGTAGAAGAGTACAGCGTACTACCTACATTTGACATTGTAAATGCGTCGACTAATGCCAATTTAAAGGTACCCGAAGGTGTTAAAGAAGCCAACTACGATTGGGTGTTAAATGACTTTGAAACTTTTATTAGACACAAAGGACTCGAACGAGCAATCTTAGAATCAGCTGACTTGTTGGAAAAAGGCGAGTATGGTCCTGTAGAAGAAAAAATTAAAAAAGCAGTACAAATTGGTTTACAACGAGACATGGGTACTGATTATTTCGAAGATCCCCGTGCAAGACTAGCAAGGATTAAAGATAAGAATGGACAAATATCGACAGGTTGGAAAAGTATTGACGACAAACTTTATGGCGGGTTTAATCGCGGTGAGCTCAACATTTGGGCTGGTGGTTCTGGCGCTGGTAAATCCTTATTTCTCGCAAATCTCGGTGTCAATTATGCTCTCGCTGGTCTCAATGTTCTTTACCTTACACTAGAGTTGAGTGAAGACTTGGTGTGTATGCGTATTGATGCTATGACCACTGGAATCCCTACGAGAGAGATTTTTAAGAGCTTGGATGATGTTGAAATGAAAGTTAAAATGATTGGTAAAAAATCCGGTCATTTGCAGGTCAAGTACATGCCAAGTGGTAAAACTGCCAACGACATTCGTGCGTACATGAAAGAGTATGAAGTCAAAATGGGACATAAGATTGACGTATTACTAGTCGACTACATGGACTTGATTATGCCTTTGAGCAAGCGTATTAGTGCTGAAAATTTGTTTGTCAAAGACAAGTATGTAAGTGAAGAATTGCGTAATTTGGCAGTGGAAAAGAACTGTGTGTTTGTAACTGCGGCACAGTTGAATCGTGGCGCTGTTGAAGAAGTTGAGTTTGATCACAGTCACATTTCAGGTGGATTAAGTAAGATTCAAACTGCGGATAACGTGTTTGGTATCTTTACAAGTCGTGCTATGCGTGAGCGTGGACGTTATCAAATTCAGCTGATGAAGACACGTAGTAGCAGTGGCGTTGGTATGAAAATTGACTTGGAGTTTAATATTGATACACTACGCATCACTGACTTGGACGAGCAAGATGGTTATGGCAATGGAGCTGCCAGTGCTGGTACAACATTGCTCAACAGTATCAAGCAACGTCAAACAATTACAGCAGACACAACTGATCCAACAGAAGGTGCGGCCCTGCCCAAAGTTAGAGCCGAAGTTGCCAGCAGTAAATTGAGAGAGTTGTTGAGTAATTTACCTGGTGATGATATATAATCAGTGATTTTTTTCGAGAATAGATAAGTACGTATATAACAGCACTGGAAAAAAAATGGAACTGCAACACATTAGAGATATCACTGACCCGTTAGTGAGGATCATCAAAGATGATCCCGTGCGTCCTCATATACCTCTTGAACAGCGTATAAATGATGCCGCAGAAATATTAATCCTCAGAGCAGGAGAAGAAATCCTCGCGGCCACTTGTATGCAGTGGTTAGACAGTGTACCCGAATCTGAAGAAGATTTGGTTAGCATGGGCAAGGACAAGCAAGTAGCCGTGTTTTATACCAT